AGCGAGTCGTAGCGTTATTGCGAATCACCATCAGGTTACCGTTCGCACCAACATCAGCAAATGTATTACCTGATACAAGGTGAGGACGGAAATCAATAATCCCCAAAGCACTCGTACTTTTGGTGGTGTCTGCTGCGATTCCAACTCCGACGTTGTACCGAACCCCGATAGCGAATGACGCATTGGCATCCCCCTGAATACTCACTGTTGCCCCACCGCCAGTCGGCTCACGCTTGGCAATCGAGTAGAAGGTGTCGGCTTCAGTTCCACCAGTCCCAGTGAACAAATGGCCCACATCCGACGACTTGAGCGCAAGTATCTCGTTGTCAGCAGCACCCTGATTGATCGTCAGCCCCTGCGTCATGCTGCCGTTGGCGGTGTCGCCTATGAACAGCGATGAGGCCACTTGGAACTGTTCAGCACTACTGTCGTAGAACAGGGCCGACGCCGTGCCAGAGGAGTTGTACTGAAAGTCCACAGCCCGGGAACTCGGGTTGATGGTGACGTTCCCGTCAGTGCCAGCCTGAGTCGACTCAAGTTTGAGATATATCTGTAAGGAGTTTGTCTCATTGACCTTAAACTCCATTTTGGAGTCCACGCCACCCGCAGTAGCGTCAACAATAACGCCCTGAATCAAGCCGAGGTTTACTTCGGCAGGAGAGGAGTTATTGGCATTGAGGGATATCGCCACACCCTCAGTAGCAGTCTGTGTCTGGTGATACAGAGTGAGGCCCGTGGCGATGCTGCTGCTGTCGGGAAGTGTGGCATCGATGGTCCCGGTGGTAATGTTTCCGAACGTTGGCGTCGTGTCCCAAGCAGACGTCCCGGTACCACTCCCGACGAGGACAGCCGTGGACGTCGGTGTCGTAGCCCCCGTGCCGAGTTTCGTCTCCAGCGCAACGATAGCCTCATCAGCCACACCGTGGACGTTGCTGTGGATATTGTTGGCTGTTCCGTCGCCGTCCAGTTCTATACCGGAAAGCGTAGAGGCGGTCGGGAGCGTGCTCGTGGTATCAAGCGCTCCGGGGAATGCTGTTGTACCCGGCATTATGTCGCTCCTAGTCTATTGTCTTGAGCCAGCGCCGCGGCAACCGCCTCTGAGTCGTTTACATTACCAGTAAAATAAATGGTAGTGCCACCCTTCGTCGGCCCACCTAAGAAGTTGCTGGCTGCGGCGTTTACTCCCCCGGCAGTCGGAACTGCACCGCCGCTGGTGGCTGCGTATCCAGTATCTCGGCGCAGTTGAGCCAGACGTGCTGCGGTATCCATAGCGTGTGGTATTCCGACGTTACCAAATCGGGTTCCTACCTGACCCATCACGGCGGTCCGCAAATTCTCTACACGCTCGCCACTAAGGTTCAATGCCGCCACGACAAGATCGAAGGTTTGCTGGTTACTGGTGCGGGATAAATCACCTGCGCCGATCCGACGCACTAAGGCGTCGTCCAATACCTCTCTGATATCGGCGACATTCCGCGCTCCCTCGCCCTGCCGTCGCCGTATGTTTTCTTCCATCAAATTAAGTACGCTGGCCCCGAACTCCTCCCTGCTGATCGACCGTCCAGCCGTCTTGCCCAAGCGAGTTTCGGCATCGCTCTGTAAGCCTGCCCTTTGAATCCGGCCCGCCTGTCCGGTCAGTGCGAGGAACTGAGCGAAGTTTTCGTTCAGCCCCTGTGTCTTATCTACGGCGATGTCAATTTCATCCGATACACCGGCGATATTATTCTTGAGCCTGACCCAGAAATTGATAGTGTTCTCACCCTCGGTTTCATAGACCCGATTCATGTCCTCGCTGCGGTCTTTCATCTCCTTGATTCGGAAGGCCGCTTCACGCGAGACACCGACAAACATGGGTAGAGTGCTTGCGGCCTGCTTACTGATCTGCGCACCCATTTCCTTACCGGCTATGTTGAAGGCTTCGGTAGCTTGTCTAACCTCAACCAGCGCGTGTGCAGTTTCGTCTGCAGCGTGTCGCAAGTCGGTCGCGAAATATGTCGGGAACTCGCCTACGACTTCACTGGCCTCCTCCGTCACCAGCATAAAGTCCTTGACCGCCTCCTTCACATGGTCAAACTCATTTCTCATTATCTTCAGCGCGCTGGTTTCTCGCTTGCCGTTGTCCGTCAGATTCATAATTGCGTTACCGGCAGCCTCAACCGACGCCCCGAGAGTCCAGCCGATAGCCGCACCCGCCGCCAGTGCAGCAAGCAGCGGCGTCCACACCAGCAAGAGCGCAGAACTGGCGGCGGCCACGCCTGATATTCCGGTCGCTATTAAGCCGAACGCCAGCACCGCCGGACCAGATATAGCGATGACTCCGCCTATACCCGCAGCCCATTTCAAGATTTCAGGGTTCACTTTGCTTAGTTGACGGAACATCGTCGTCAAATGACCGGCGAACGCTGTCATCGCTTCCAATAAACCACTCTCTGCTAGAGCGATCAGCGCGCCCTCTAGGGCAGATCGCAACTCCCGCATCGCCCCGTTAAAACCTTCCATCTGTACGCTGGCGATTTTGTCAGCAGTACCGCCAGAATCCTCTAACTTGGCAGTCAGGGCTGCTAGAGCGTCTGCGCCCTGTCCGACCAGAGCCGACATACCGGGGCCAGCACGTATGCCAAACATCGTGAAGATATCGGCGGTGGTTGCTCCCGAACTACCCACCTGTCTGACGATCTCCTCCAGTGTTTTTAGGCTGCCGTCAGCGTTCGTTGCGTTGATACCGAGGCGAGACATCGCCACGGACGCCTCCTCAGTCGGGGTCAGCATCTTCGCTATCGCTTGCCGTAGCGTGGTTCCGGCCATGCTCGCCTGAATACCGGCGTTCCCAAGTAGACCGACAGCCGCAGCAGCCTCCTCAAACTGAACGCCCGCACTACTGGCTACCGGGGCAATAAACTTGAAAGCCTCACCCAGTTGTTCGAGGTTAGTGTTTGAGGAGGTGAATGTTTTTACCAGTACGTCGTTGGCGTGTCCTAATTCTGTGACATCTAACCGATAACCCGTCAAAATATTGGACGTAATGTCGGCTGCACGCGCAAGGTCTAGCTGGCCCGCCGCAGCCAGTTGCAGGGTCGACGGCATAGCGCCGAGAACCTCAGTGGCGTTAAAGCCCGCCATCGCCAAGAAGCCCATCGCTGATGCTGCTTGAGCCGCCGTGTACTGAGTCGTGGCTCCGAGGTATTTCGCCTGCTCGCTTAGTTTGTCGAACTCGTCGCCGGTCGCTCCCGATACCGCCCTGACTTGGTTCATGCTCTGCTGGAAATCACCGGCGACTTTCAGGGAGGCCGCCGCTACTCCCAACAATGGCAGGGTCAGGCGCGCACTCATCCGTCGTCCGGTCGCCGTGGCACTTTGGCCCATGTTGGCGAGCGACCGGTTGGCGTTCTTCATAGGCCCACTAAAGCGATCCTGCAGACGCAGAACTACCTGAAGATCGCGGGAGCCTTGTGTAACCATCTAGTCCTTCTTCTGAGCCTTCTTCATGTAAGCCTCAACCCACAGAAACCAGTCCCAGTCCATCTCTCTCTCTATCCACTGAGGAGACTGATGTAGCAGCAGGGCCATGCCAACCACTCGACTGCGCCAACTCGCCTCAACATGCGCCGGAGTTATGTCAGGCGTCCGTCCTGACCGGTTATACCATTCCCATTGGTCGAGGAGGAGGACGCGCCCGTCGACCGTCGGGCCAAAGGGAGGCTTGGGGCAGCCTCCATGATCTGCTCAAACACGCTGGTCGGCATGTCTAACTCGTTGCCGGGAGCGTATGGTAACGACACGCCGGACGCCTTAATGTCCCAGCCCGAGACTGCGGCCCGTAGGAAGATATCAGGCGGTACTTGCGAGGCATCTACCTCAATTTCCTGAGTGTCATCGTCGACAGATGCGTACTTAGAAAATTCCAAAGCGTCCCTGACCGGAAACTGATTCCGGATAAACACCACGCCGTCCTCATCAAGGCCATGCTTGTTGGCGTCCAGATGTACAGCGGTACTGTTAAACGGGGTATCCATATTTGACCTCCTCAGATGAGATAGCGATGCCCGAACCGTCGCTCGGAACCCAGTCTGTCAAGGAGGCCCAATGACATAGACAGGGCAGGCCGCATCGCCGAAATGGCCTTCAAATAAGCCCCCGTCCTTAAGACACGACGGAAACTGTCACTGTGCCGTCGAGAACCCAGTTCATTGTCTGGGTAACCCTGTCGCCGACAGACATACCGAACGCTACACCCGTCAGCTTCACCGGCAGCGTGATTATCGCCGCACCGGCTGCGGTGCCACCCGGGTAGAAGATAAGGTTCCGTGCGGTATCCTCAGCCCGACGTGCGGACGCGTGATGGTACGGACCCGTGGCCGTCGCATCGTGCAAGAACGTCATACTGATGGTTGCGTTCTGAAGTCCCCGGTTATTGCGATGACCGGCGTCGGCAATAGTCGTCACGTCAACTACGTCGTCACTGATCTCGGGTGCTCCATCTATCCACCACGCCGTAAGGTTTTTCGTGCCAGTTGCATCGACGGCTTTCACCTCTGCGCCGCTGCCCTTGGCGATGACAAATGCCATATCTGTTCTCCTCGCCCGACAGGGCTAGTCCGCCACGAATGACGGCTGAAAGGTTATCGTCCCGGTGGTAGCGTCCCGGGTAAACGTGTAGCGGACGAACCTGTTAATGGTGGTGCCGCTCGCTACTTCCAGCACCGTGCCAGTGTTGACACCGCTGCCCACTGAGAACACGGCGTGTGCCGTATACGCTCCGGCTGCGGTGGTTGCCGAGGCAAACGTCCCGTCATACTGAGCGTTGCCGCCCGAAATAGTGGTGGGGCTAAACACGTGGACATAACACCGTCCACCAGCGGTCGTGGTCGCACCTGCGCCACGGTCGAATGCGCCGCCGTTTTCGCTG